ACGAAACAGACCTGATACACGAAACCAAAAATCGCTTTCAAAGCGCTTCAACCGCTACCGAGGCCATGTATGAGGTAATGGTAAAGGACTTGCGCTTTTTAAACGGCGACCAGTGGCCGGCAGATCTTGAACAGGAGCGCAACGCAGACGGCCGGCCGTGTTTAAAAATTAACAAGTTGCCGGCGTTTCACGACCGCATAGTGGGAGACCAGCGCAGAAACCGCCCGGCAATTAAGGTGCGGCCGGTAGATGATAACGGCGACCCTGAAACCGCGAAGGTGCTGGCCGGGCTAATTAGAAACATCGAGGTGCAATCAAGCGCCGATGTGGCATATGACACGGCCTATGATGGTGCCAGTTCTTGCGGGCTGGGAGCTTTTAGGATTATTACCGAGTATGCCGGCGACGACGTATTTGACCAGGACATTAAAATCAAGCGCATTAAAAACCAGTTTACCGTGTTTGTGGATCCGGCCTGCCAGGAAGCCGATTTTTCAGACGCTAAGTATATGTTCGTAACTGAGAAGCTATCGCGCGACGAGTATGAAAAGACCTATCCCAACGCCGGCACCGCTGAGTTTAACGCCCACAGGGACGATCAGGGCTCCTGGGTATGGGAAGACGCGGTTAGGGTCGCCGAGTACTTCTGGAAGGAAGCCACCAAAAAAACGCTGTACCTGGTTCAGCTAACCGAAAACGAGCAAGCCGAGCCGATGGTAGTTGAAGAACTACCAAAGGCGCCGCATACGGTTTTACAGCAGCGCGAGGTCGAAACGTACAAGGTTAGATGGCTGAAAATGAACGCATCGGAGATTTTGGAGGGCCCCCAGGATTGGCCAGGGCAGCACATACCCGTTGTAATCGTGACTGGCAAGGAAACTAATATCGAAAACGAAACCATTTATCGTGGCATTGTAAGACACGCAAAGGATCCGCAGCGGCTTTATAACTACAATCGTAGCCAGCAGGCCGAAACGAACGCATTAGCACCGAAAGCGCCGTTTATCACAACAGCCAAGCAGATTAAAAAATACAAAGCCATGTGGGACAACCAGCACAAAAAGAGCTACCCATACTTGCTATATGAGCATGATTCACACGCCCCGGGCCCGCCTGAAAGGAACTGGCCGCAGCCGGCATCGGTCGGTATCCAAAGCGAGATATTTTTATCTGACCAGGAGTTGCACGACACAACCGGGCTGCCTTTGGCCAGTATGGGCGAGAAATCAAACGAGAAGTCCGGCAAAGCCATCCAAGAAAGGCGCCTGCAGGGGGACATTGGCCAGATAGTGTACGCCGACAACCTGGGCCGAGCTATACGCTGGGCCGGCAAGATCCTAATCGATTTAATACCCCGTATCTATGACGTACCGCGCATGATTCGGATCCTGGGCGAGGACGACTCAGAGGAACAGGTGCAGATAAACCAGCAATTTAAGGACGAAACAACCGGCAAAGAAAAGATTTTTGACCTAACTACCGGCAAGTACGATGTGACCGTATCGACTGGCCCGAGCTATCAGACTCAGCGCCAAGAGTCGGTCGAGTCTATGAGCCAGTTTATCGAATCATTTCCGGAATCCGCGCCTATAATAGCTGATTTATTGGTTAAAAACATGGATTGGCCCGGCGCCGACGAGATAGCCGAACGGCTTAAAAAGCTGGTCCCACCCCAGGTATTAGAGCCCGAGCCCGAGCCCGGGGAGCAACCACCGGAGCCACCGCCACCGGACCCCCAGGAAGTCGAGCAGCAGGCGCAGCAGGCGGCTTTAATGGAATCAGAGGTAAAAATTAAAATGATGGAAGCCGAGCAGGCCGCGGTTGTGCTTGAACAGGAAAAGGCGGATTTACGCAAAAAAGAAGCCGAAGCCGAAACCGCAGAATTAGAAGCTAAAATCGGAAGCGAATTAGGCTAATGATTGATCTTTACCTAAATAGCCACAAGAAGCCCGTAACGCGTAACAGCGACGTTTTATTGATTACCGGCGACGGTAAGACCGCCCCCGACGATTTAAAGCGCTTTTTAGATTGGAATATAGCCCACGACGTATTGTGCCTGGGCCGATCAATTAAGCTGTATCCGGGCTTTATTAATCATTATGTGGATGTGGATTCAGACGCCGGCAAGTGGGTTTTGGAGAATTTGGAGAAAAACAACCCGGACCAGATAGGGCCCGACGGCATTTTAAAACACACCCTGGGCTTTGTGGAGTGGTGCGATTGCGATTGGGATATGAAAGATAGCCCCTGGCCGATGGCAGACGTTATGTGGCATGGATCATCGGCGCTGTTTGCGGTCTATATCGGGCTTCAAATGGGCTACAATCACATTTACCTGGCCGGCTGCCCGCTTGACAGCAAGGGCCACTGGTACTTCCCGGACGAGCCCTACGGCCCGCGCTGGACGATGGAAACCTACCAGGCATGGCTTGAATTTGCAGGCACAAAGGAAGCTAAACAGGTGACTTCGCTTTCCGGATATACAAGGACGATGCTAAATGGCGTTTCTTAAAGGCATATACGCAACCAAGATCATACCCGATAAGTGGTGGGAGCAGCCCCAAATTGAGGACTTAACCACTTTGCGACCCCAGCCCAAAAAGGACGTGTTGCTGATAGTGGGCGACTCCATGGGTGTAATGGACGATTTAAGCGCTTTTGTGGAGTTTATGGTCGAATTTGATACCATGGCAATCAATTATAGCCCCAAAATTATACCATGGGATATTCAGCACTTTATAGCCGGCGACAGCCACTTGGCAGATATGCAGGCGATAGCCGGCGCCATGAAAAACGGCTGTATAAAACACTGTTGGAACCCTAACAGCGTAAATTTTGATGTACGCTGGGTAAAGAACAGCGCCCAGGGCTGGAACGGCACGACCGCTAATTTAGGTATTCGAATAGGGCTGATTTTAGGCTATTTGCGTATCGTTTTAGCAGGAATACCCATGGACAATAGCGGCAACTGGTATCAGAGCGTGATAGCGCCCGACGATATTAAGCAGGGCAAGGACCATCGGGCCCATCTTTGGAAGTGGATAGAGATTGCCACCCGGCCAATTGCGCGTATGATCCGATCTATGTCAGGCAATACCGCCGATATGTTTGGCCAACCTGATAAGGATTGGCTTAATTTAACCCATAAGGAGAATAACCATGCCAACCCAAGCAGAGATTAAAGTTAAAGACCTTGAAACAAAGCTGGTATCAGCCGTTAGGGCGAATAGCGCCTTGAAAAAGAAACTTGCGGCCGAACTCGAAAAAACCACAAAATTTGATCGCGTCCGGTTAGTTCTTGACAACCTGGTACGCGCCGCTGAAACCGGCGATATTACCGCGGTTGAGCAATCAGCAGGCGCCGGACGTGAATTTTTAGACCAAAACCCGGCATAATGCCGGAGAAACCAGAAAGGAACCGTAACAATGGCAGAAAACGAACTTGCCGGCGTCGATGTTGATCCGGAAAGCATCGAAGCTGAGAGCGCCGAAACCGCCGAGCCGGAACCGGAGCAGGCGGCGGTAGAAGCAGAGGAAGAAATAATCGAGGAAGAACCCGCCCCGGAGCCACCCACAGACGAGCCGCCGGAACCCGGCGAGGATAAAGAACTACTGACCAAGATAGAAAAGTTAGAACGGCGCCAGCTGTATTTACAGCGCCAGCTTGAAAAGCGGCCGGCAGCAGCCCCGGAGCCAGAGGAACCGCCAGAAATACCCGCGGAAGCACCCAAAGAAAGCGACTTTGAAACCTACGAGCAGTATCAGGAGGCGCTTGTTGATTTTAAAGTCGATTCAAGAATTGCGGATTATGAAGTCAAGCAGGCCCAAAAGGGCCAACAACAGGGTATGCAAACCTTCGTTCAGGATTTAGTGACCGATGGTATGGCAAAATTTGAGGATTTCGAGGAAGTGGCGATGTCAATTACCACGCCGGTTACTCAGCAGATGGTTGAAATCTTCAAAGATTGCGAAAACCCCGTTGATGTGGCCTACCACATGGGTAAAAACCCCCAGGCCGCCGCTTCTATTTCACGCATGAGCCGGGATGCAGCCGTGAGAGAGATCACGAAAATTGACTTGGAGATAGGCACCAGCGGGCCGGCAACAGCGCCCGCCACGCCTTCGACTAAACCCGTAACCAAAGCGCCGCCACCGATTAAACCCACGCGAAGCGATAACGTGATTAGCAAGGATCCGGAGAAAATGACCCAGGCTGAATACGAGAAATGGCGCGAGGACGGCGGCGGGCGTTGAGAAAGGAATAACTCAACATGGGATCTACACATACCCTGTTGACGCCCACTATAATTGCGAAAGAAGCGCTAATGAAGTTGCGAAACAACCTTGTTATGGGCAGCAAGGTCCATCGCAACTACGAGATGGAATTTCCTGGAAGTCCGAAAAAAGGCGGATCCGTTACGATCCGCAAGCCCAACAAGTTCAAAGTAACCACCGGACGCACCAGGTCAACAAGCGTAATCACGGAGCAATCTATCACGTTGACCGTTTCTGAGCAGAAGCACGTTTCTTGGGCGTTTAACACCAAAGACCTAACGCTGACAATCGAGGAATATAAGGACCGCTACATTGAGCCGGCGGCAATCGCGCTGGCTAATGAAATCGACGCCACAATTTGCGCCCTTTACAAAGACGTTTGGAACGACGTTTATGAATCCACCGGATTTGTAACGCCGGAGTCCTTTCTTGTCTTAGGCAAGGCCGCGCAAAGGCTCGACGAGGAAAGCGTACCGCGCGATCAGCGCTGTATCGTCCTTAATCCGGCCGCTAACTGGTCGCTGGCCAACGCATTGAAAAATATGTATGTAACCAGCGTTTCGGGCCCCGCCCTTAAAAAAGGCTACCTGGCCACCATAGCGGGTTATGAGATCTTCATGGACCAGAACATCAAGGTTCACACGACCGGAGATTTTCACGACACCGGATCCACCGCGGCGCTTATTGTCGCAACTACCGGCGGCAACACCGGCACACTGGTTGAACTGGCACACGGCAGAATCGTTGCCAGCCAGGCGCTAAACATTGGTGATGTGTTTACGATGGCCGATGTTCATGCGGTCAACCCCGTTTCCGGGGAATCAACCGGCGTGTTGCGGCAGTTTGTTGTAACCGCAGTTGCCGACGCGACGGCCACCGCGACATCGGCAATTATCGCCCTTAATGTGGAGCCGGAATTGATCGACACCGGCGCCTATAAGACCGTAACCACCCTGCCAGCAGGCGGGGCAGCGGTAACGGTTTTGGGCACCCAGGGAGAGCCGTACCCGGAAAATCTGGCGTTTCACAAAAACGCCTTTGCCCTGGTTATGGTGCCTCTGGCCAAACCCGAAGGCGCCTGGGGCTCGGTAGCCACAGAAGCAGGCTTTAGCATTCGAGTCGTGAAAGATTACGACATCAACACGGATGATGAAATTTGCAGAATGGACGTTTTGTATGGGGTCAAAACGATCTATCCAGAGCTTGCGTGTCGTATCCGCGGCGCGGAAGGATAACCCTAACCCCCTAAACCCGGGGCCTGGTTAGCGCTGGGCCCCGTTTCCTAAAATTATGACTAAATTATATCTTGAAGGCGGCATGTTTCATCACATGGAAGGCAGAAATAAGCCCTATCCAGCCTGGCGCTATCATAAGTTTTTCGAGCCCAAGATAGTCAGGGACACCGCCGCCGACTTTCAGGCGTCTATCGAAGGCTGGAAATCGCCGGAGCAGCCCATTACCGCATTACCGCACCTGGTTAATTGGAACCTGGACCTTGAAGATATGAACGCCGAGCAGTTGCGCTTATTTGCGCTGGAAGAATACGGGGTTAATTTTCCGAAAGAAGCCAGCGCCGAAAAGCTGGTAAAAGCTATCTGGCACCTGGCCCGGCTAACCCGGGACGGCGGCCGCATGACGCTATTAGCGCAAAGCATTGAAATGAACTATGACGAAACTATCAAACAAATTGAAAAAGACGCCGAGGATATGGAGCTAACCACGCATGAAATTGAAATGTAAGACCGCTTTTAAGGCGATTGGCTACACAAACGACCGGGAACAGGTGTTTATGACCCAGGACGCGCTGGGCGACGAGGGGCAGCCGATGGAGCTTACCTTCATGTGGACACCCAAAGACGCGGCCAACGTGGCGAAAATGCTTATGCAGGCCGCTGATGCTTGCGTGACGAAATCGCCTATTATTTTGCCGGGGAGAGGTGGATAAATGGCAGACCAAACCGCACAGGAGCTAATTAAAGAATCTTTAATGGAAATCGGCGTTAAGGCCGTGGGTGAAACCCCCACAGACGATGAAATGCAGGACGCCTTGCGGCGCATGAAAATCATGTTTCGGGCCTGGGCCATAAACGGTATGACCGTGTATGTTTCGGCAATCGACACCCACACGCTATCGCAGGGAACTACCAGCTACACGATTGGCACAGGCGGCACGATCAACACCGACAGACCGGCGATTATCAAAGACTCCTATGTAACCCAAAACGGCATTGATTATACACTGAAACCTATCAGTGAAAGGGAATATGCCGAGATCGCAGATAAGGACCAGGGCCACAACTACCCCTCATATTTTTGGTATCAGCCCGAATACCCGCTGGGAAAAATCTGGCTATGGCCCCCGGGCGGCGGCACGCTCAACTTGCACAGCTACAAGCAGCTTTCAGAGCCAACCGCTTTGACAACTTCGATTGCTTTTCCGGGCGAGTACGACGAGGCTATTTTGTATAACCTGGCTATCCGGCTGGCGCCAGGATACGGCAAGGAGCCCACACCGTTTCAGGTGGGCATGGCAAGCGAATCACTTGATAACATCATAGATTACAATATGTCATTGGATGTGGGCAGCATTAAGCCGGAGATTTTAAAGCTGGCCCGCAGATACCATATCGATTCAGGATGATAAATGGGCAACCAATTTGATATGCCGTTGTTTCAGGCGATTGATTCAAACGGCAACCCGCTATCGGGCGGTAAGTTGTATTCCTACCGCGTGGGCACTTCTGCGTTAAAACCGCTATACACCGACCGCGAAGCTACCATAGTAGCCACCAACCCAGTTATTTTGGACGCCAACGGGCAGGCCGAGATTTACGGAATAGGGTATTCTAAGCTGATTTTAAAAGATGCTGATGATACCGAGATTTGGACGGTTGAAAAGGCCTCAGGCTCTGGACTTTCCATAGGCGATTATGTTTTACCGCAATGGTATGGCGCAGAGGGTGACGGCTCCACAGACGACACCGCAGCACTTCAAAGCGCTATCGCCGCGGCAGCTGGGGGGGTGCTGTTAATTCCTAAGACAGCTTCATTTTACCTGATTTCATCTTCCGCAGACCACACTAAAATAATCGAAATTCCTGATAACACTACTGTAATAATTGAAGGCGAAATCCGACAGAAAGTCGCAGATACCAAAACTGCAATCATCCTCACAAATAACGATTGGACTAACGGCAACACCAATATTCACATATTTGGCCGTGGTGGAATTATTGATTGCAACAATCGAAATGTGGGCTCATCGGCTTTCAGTCCGGCGGTTGCGTTGCGGAGAGTAACCGAGTGTTCTGTTAGAAGGCTTCTTGTCAGGGACAGCGCGGGCCCTGGAATCAACATCGAAAGACCAGGCGGGAGGCTTATAATTTCAGGAAATTTGATTGACGGAGATCCGGCTGATAGCGGAACCCCAACAGGTTGTGATGGATCAATAACTATTCAAGATTCTATCACCCCCGGGCCATCACAGATTGTCATATCTGACAATATTTCGAGATACACAATGGAAGGGATCGGGTGCAATGCGGCAAACGACGTTGCTAATAGTGGTGAATTGATAATAACCGGGAACAGTATAAATAACGTATCTACCGGAAATGGCATCACAATAGCCGGCTTTACCAATTTTATTATTTCCAATAATTTCATTAAGACAGTCAGGAATAGCGGTATAGGCGTAAGATATTATGATGATGGTTTAGGTGGCGCCGCATCCAATATGCAAAATGGGGTAATTGACGGCAATTTTATAACCGATGCTGGCGCTACTGCCGGTGCTGGACAGGACGCACATGGAATTAAACTTGGAAGATCAACTTCTGTTGATGATGGGTATTTGGTAGTTTCTAATAATAAGATTTTAAATTCCGGTAACGCTACTGCAGGGGGGGACGGTATCAGGCTTTCGATTAATACTCACCACATTTCTTTAAATGGGAACATTATTCACGGCTCACAGGAAAACGGGATTAATTTAGCTGGAACAAGCGGCAATGAAATTGAATTTATATCAATAGGTGGTGGCGTTATTTCTAATTCTCAGAAAAACGGGATTAATCTTTTAAATGCTGATTTTATAAGTATCGGCGGGGCTATACAGCTAATCAACAACGGCCTGGCCGAAATCGCTTCACACACTTATGGCGCCAGAATACAGGATTGCGACACTTTATTAATTAACGGGATTCTTGCGACCGATAATCAGGGAACCAAAACTCAAACACACGGCCTGTCATTTCATGGAACGAATACAAATATAAGCACAATCGGAAACCAATTAATCGGAAACAAGACAGCCGGGTCAAGGGGATGGGATTCTATTTCAAGCGGCCGTTGGGAAAACAACAACGGCACAGATGGCTATGAAGATTTCACCGCCGCGTCCGGTAATCTGTCATTAATATTTCCAACCCGCATAGACTCAACAAGTAACGCCGTTGATGCTACCCTGGGAAGCGGTGAGTTTTACGGCCAGATAAAAATGATAATGATGACCGAAGCATCAAATTCAAGCACAGTTTCAGTCACAAACCACGAAACAAGCGACCCGGAAGTTTTCACGTTTGCACAAGTGGACGACACCCTTGTTTTAATGTGGACCGGGACCGAATGGATAACAATAGCGAATAGCGGAGTAGCAACCTAATGGAAATTCAAATAGTCGGCGGCAGCTACCAGGGAAGGGTTAAAAACGTAAATTCACAGCGTTGTGTAAACCTATTTCCGTATCCGGATCCGGCCGGCAAAAAGACGCTTTCGCTGCATCACACCCCCGGCCTACTTGAATGGTGGGATTTAGAAAACACCGTCCCGGTTCGCGCCATGCACACCTTTAACGACAACCTGTTTGTGGTAGCCGGCGCCACGCTTTACAAAATAACGTCGTCGGGCGGTACGATCACGCAGACCACAATAGGCACGATTTTAACCGATTCGGGCAAAGTCTGGATGCACGACAACCGCACTCAGCTAATGGTAACAGACGATCAAGACGGCTACGTTTTAGAAGCCGATGGAACCACCTTTGGCGCGATTGCAGACGGCGACTTTCCCACACCAACGTCATTGGCCTACCAGGACGGCTATTTTATCGTAACAAAAGACGCCACCGACCGCTTTCATATATCCGCGTCATTAGATGGCCTAACCTGGGACGCTACCGAGTACGCAGTAGCCAGCGCCAGGCCCGACAAGGCAAAGGCGGTATTTTCCAATAGCAACAACCTGTTTATCATCGGGGAGCGCTCAACCGAGATATATTACAACTCCGGCGACGCGGATTTTCCGTTTGATTTATTGCCCGGCGCCGTGTTCGAGTTTGGAACTGCAGCCGCGGCCAGTGTAGCAGCGACTAAAACTGGCGATATGCTGTTTTTAGGCGATGATCTACTGGTACGGCGCTTTGTTGGTTTAACCCCTGAAGTGGTTACACCCCCCCAAGTAGCCTATCAGTTTTCAACTTATTCGAAAGTTTCAGACGCTATCGCGTTTGCGTTTCATATTGAGGGCCAGGTGTTTTACACGATCACATTCCCGGCCGCGGGTAAAACTTGGCAATACAACCTGGCATCCGGATTCTGGAACGAGTGGAACAGCTACCCGAATTATGATCGGCACCGTTCAAATTGCCATGTTTACTTTGACAACAAGAACCTGGTCGGGGATTTTGGCAACGGCAAGATTTATAAACTGGACCTGGGCACCTATACCGACGACGGAAACGATATTATAGCATATCGCACAGTTAGCGCGGTTACAAATGAACGCAAGAATATGTTTTTTAATAAATTAGAGGTTGAGTTCGAAACCGGATCTATTATGCCGATTAAATCAGAGCTATTAGATAAAGACGGCTCTAATTGGACCGCCGGCGGGGAGTGGTCCTGGGATTCAACTAATAAAAAATTTCAACACGCGGATACCTAATGCCAGATGATCTAACACTTGCAGGCATATTAACGTCGGGAACGATTTACAGCGTTGTTTTCACGGTAGCCGCTTATGCGGCCGGCGATGTCACGCCGGTATTGGGTACAAAGGCCGGCACCGCCAGAAGCGCAAACGGCCAATTTAGCGAAGACATAAAAGCCAACGGCACAGATTTTATATTGCGGGCCAGTGATACTTTCGTTGCCGACATTACGCAGTTTTCATGTACGCTGTTTGACGCATATCAGTATGACCCTCAGGCGATGCTATCCTGGTCAGACGATGGCGGCCACAACTGGTCAAATGAGCATTATAGATCGATGGGAGCTACCGGCAAGTACGGCCAGCGCGTTTTATGGCATCGGTTAGGGAGTTCGCGCGACCGCATATTTAAAATTGCGATCAGCGCTCCTATGAAAAAAGTAATGATCGCCGGTTATATTGAAGCACAAGCAGGGGCCCACTAATGGCGATAAAACTAAAGCCACCGAGCGACACACCATTAACAGGCCAAAACGGCAGGGTTACGGTCCAATGGCTGCTATTTTTCGAGAAGCTATCAAAACTTGTAAGAATCATCGACACCTTAGAACTTGGAACCGGCGCGATTGAAACAAACGGCAACTGGCGCATAAAGCAGGACGGCAACAACCTGGTACACCAAAAGCGGGAATCCGGCTCTTGGGTGACCAAGGACACCATAACACCATAAGGAAGCAATATGGCTATTATCAATTACCCAAAATTTCAAGTAGTCGATTCAAACGGCGATCCATTGACCGGCGGCAAGCTCTATTTTTATGAGCAGGGAACCAGCACGTTAAAAACCGTTTATTCAGATCCGGGCATGACAACGGCGCACGCTTCGCCGGTTGTACTCGATTCGCTGGGCGAAAATGTGATTTATGGTAGCGGCTATTATAAGATTATCCTGAAAGACTCAGACGACACCGAGATCTGGACCGTTGATGAATACCTGGCCGGCGACGAGGTTGATTGGGTATCTATTTCAGACTATGACGACTCGCTAAATACCGCCGTTTCAGAGATCGGCGCCACGCCCACCACGCTGTTAATCGATAAAGCGGTCACTATCAGCCAAAACGTGACGGTCCCGGCTACCTTGCATTTGCTTGTCTTGAACATAAACGGCGGCGCCCTGCAGCCGGCAAACGGTATCACAGTTACTTACAACTGCCCGATAACCGCCGGTGCTTACCGGATATTCGGCGGATCCGGGACGCATACCAAAACCGGAATAGTGGGCCCGACATTGGGCAAGTGGACATCGGGCGGTAGTGATGATTTTGATATACCAAATGACTTGACAGTGGGTAACGACGTAACCATTTCAGGTGATTTAAAGCCAACCGATATTCCCTATTTGCCCGGATTTATGAGCAGGCCCAAGTTTGTATTTACCGAAAGGCTGGCGTTCACTTCGGGCGGCACGCATGAGATTTTAGAAGGCGACACCTTGACCGGCGCAACCGGCGGGGGAACCGGCGTGGTCGAATGGCTGGAAGTCACAAGCGGCACCTGGGCCGGCGGCGACGCGGCCGGAAACCTTTTTCTGCATACCCGCAACGCAACCGCGTTTGAGGCCGAAAATCTTAACGAAGGCGCTAACTCTAATGTTTGTACGATTGCAGCCGCTTCAACAAAGGATTCGGTTGTTATATATCCTGGCTTTTATCAGCACAAAGGCACCTTAGACCAGATAGTTTATTGGATAACGAAGATCGGGTTTATATTCGGATCCGGCGGATCCAACGCAGGCAGCACAGATTTAGGCGCATCCGAAAAGCATTATCTGTATATCGACGATTCGGCGCTTTCCGGTATTGTAATGACCGCCGCCGAGTTTATCAATAACACCACCGCGCCGTCATACAGCGCGGCCAAGAATGGCCAGTATAATTCAAGCGACCGCTGTATATTTGGCATTAAAACCGACGGCAGCAATAATATTGACGAGTTCTTTCACAACGGCGAAAAGGTTATTTATGCCGATCAGGTAACAGATAGGGCAGAAGCCGACCTTGACGCAAGCTGGACAGACGTAACACTAAGTATCCCGGGGTTTTGCACAGAAGCAGTTTGCACGTTCTTAACCAACAGCGGCGGTGACGGTGAGCGCGATACCTATTGGCGTACAAACGGGCAGACAGGAACCGGGGGTCACTTGGCCGGACGATCAAGGGTAGACAACAATGCTCAGGATGAGCAATTTCTTACCGCGTCGGTTATCACAGATAGCGGCCAGAAAATCGAAGTCAAACAAGATGGAGCAGGAGCCGGTCAGACGGCCGTCTACACGGACGCTTGGCTGTTTCCAATAGGAATGTAAGGAGATAAAAAATTAATAGATGCACGATTAAAGACTTAGAAAGGGTTGACAGGATTTTGAAAGACGAATTTGTTTACCCTTTCATAACAGACGATGGCGGCGCGGAGCAAAAATTGTTTAGCTCAAAGGTTTTCTTTCAAAACGAATTTTATCATGTGCTAATGCCGAATAAATTTACAGCGATTTTAATATACCCATTAAATTTTATAACCTATGATTTTCATGTTTCGGTTTTAAAAGAGGGCCGCGGGCAGCTGGCGGTTGACGCTGTTAAAAAAGCCCTGGCCGAATATATATTTAAAAAAACGCCCTGCAGAAAGATTATTATATTTGTGCCCGATTTCAACAAAAGCATGATTCGATTTGCACATAATATCGGCGCAAAAATAGAAGGCGTAATTAAAAACAGTTTTTTAAAGCGCGGAAAGCTATATGACATGCAGCTTTTCGGTTTATCAAAGGAGGTTTAATATGCCTTGGATACCAATAGCAGCAGCGGGAGTAGGCGCAGCCGGCAGTATCGCCGGATCGCTAATCGGCAAAAAAGGCGCAAAAGACGCCCAGGACGATCTAAAAGACATCGCAAAGCTGGGCCTGAGAAGGACCGACCTATGGCGTAAATTCGGCCGAAAATCGGCTAAAAATTATATGCGTATGTTGCGCGAGGGCCCCGGGGAGTTTGACCCCGAGCAAGACCCCGGCTTTGAATATGGATACAAGCGCTATGTTGAAAACCCCAGGCTTAGAAGCGCGTCGGTTCGCGGCCGGCTTTTTGATCCATCCACCCAAAAAGCCCTGGGCCGGGAAGCCAGCGACTACGCATCGACAAAGTACGATAATTTTTTAGCCCGCTATTATGACAAGCTAAAGCCCCATTGGGCCATGAGTGAGGCCGGACGCACAGCCAGCCTATCAGGCGCTGGCCAGGCGGTATCATTAGGCCCAGCAATCGCCGGCGCACAGTACGGCCAAACAAACGCACTTATGGCCGGGGTTGCGGGCGTATCGAATATAGCGAACCGGGCCCTTGATTATTACGGCACCCAAAATATTTTAAACCAACGAAACTATCAACTGCCAGATCACAAATACAGGGAAGCAGTAAGGTGATGCTATGGGAAACGCACTAAGAACCGATTATATTTTACGCGCAGCCGAGGGCTACGATCCGTATAGGCCGAAAGCAAACGCGCTGGCGATTCAAGACGCCGAGGCCACCATTGGCAGAAAACAGGCCGTGGGCCAGGGGATCCGCCAGGAAAACGTATTGCGCCAGCAGGATATTAACCGGGCTCCGATTGAAAACGAAGCGCAAGGCGTCCAGATGTATCTGGAAACCCGCCACATGGCGACCCCCGAAAATTGGGGAGCTTATCGTGACTTTTGGATCCGGGCGGGTACGGATCCAAATATGATACCAGAGCAGTATGATGAGAACTACATGAAAGAAAGCGACCGTGAA